GGCCGCCAGAGGTTGTTGATGCTCTTTTTTTAGACGATAATGATCACAAAGGGTTAGTCAGACACTACGAAATCATCGATGAAAAAATAAAAAGCCTAAAAACAAAATAGCATGGCATTTACTATTCCTTCAATTTTTACAGCAATCGATAAATTAACAAGACCTGTGCAACAAATGGCAGCACGGGTTAACGGGTCGTTAGAAGCAATGGAAAGGAAATATAAAAACCTGAATAATGTTTCTCAAAAAATGATGGTTGGTGGAGTTGCTGTTGGTACTGCAATTGCCGCCCCATTGGTATTGGCTACGAAAAAAACTATTGCTTTTGAGGATGCAATGGCTGATGTTGCTAAAACGACAGGATTAAGTGGTACAAGCCTTAAAAACTTAGGTGATTCAATTCTCAAATATTCAGGACAAACAAGAACATCAATACAAGAGCTTACTCAAATAGCAGCAATTGGGGGTTCTATGGGAATTAATGAGCTTAATCAATTGGAGGCATTTACTAAGACAGCAGATAAATTCAATTTAGCTCTAGGCTCTGACTTTGGTGGAGTAGAAGAAGCTGTCAAGAGTATAGCTTCTTTACGAAATCTATATAAAGAGACAAGATTACTTGACTCTGCAAATACTATAAATAAGATAGGGTCTGCGATTAATGAATTGACAACAAAAGGCGCAAATGCTCAGGCAATCAATGAGTTTTCGCAAAGAATAGGAGCATTGCCTGAAGCTTTTAAACCAACAATCCAGGAAACAATTGCTCTTGGCGCAGTTCTTAATAAGGCAGGAATTACGGCAGAAATCGCATCGTCTGGTTTCCATAAAGTCCAATCATTGGCTGGTGGGAATATTGGAGCTTTTGCAAAGCAGATGAAAATAGGGACTAAAGAAGCAATAACCCTATTTAATACAGACCCTTCAAATTTTGTGTTCAAATTAGCGGAATCATTGAATGGGCTAAATGCGATTCAAATGACGGATATATTAAAAAAATTGAAGATAAACGATAAGGAAGCAAAAATGGCATTGGGCTCTTTAGGTTCAAGTTACAAAGTGTTTACGGAATTTCTAGGAATATCAAATTATGAATTTGCAAAAAACAACTCGCTGTCTGCGGAGGCTGCGGCTAAAAATGCTACTCATGCCGCTAAAATTGCGCAACTAAAAAATCAATTTGAGGCTTTGGCAATTAAGGTAGGAGAAATTTTCTTGCCTGTATTAGACAAAATATTAACAACAATTCAACCAATCATTAAAAATGTTTCTGACTGGATAACTAAAAATCCGGAACTGGCATCAACCATAGGCAAGGTTGCGCTAGGTGCTTCAGCTCTTGCATTCGCAGTTGGGGGAATAGGTGCGGCTATTCAAGCTGTATTATTTATTGCAAGTCCCATCGGCCTACTTGCGCTGGCTATTTCTGCTATTATTGCTACAGTTGTTGTACTCATTGCTTATTGGGATGAATGGGGGAAATACGCAAGATACCTGGCTGGCCCTTTGGGTGATATTGTAGCAGCTATTATGGCAATCAAAGGGGCATGGAAAAGCACTAAACAACTATTTGAAGATTATGGAATTGTAGGTGCTATTGTCGAAATAGGGAAAAGTATTGTAAAATTTATGCTCACGCCAGTTACTCAATTATTGCAATTATTAGCAAAACTCCCGGACAGTTTTGGGGGAGACTGGGCTAAAAATGCATTGCGTGGTATTGATACAATGCTAGCACCTGGATTAACGAATAGCCAGATTAAAGGGCGATCTGACTACGAACATATAATGAAGGTTATGCAAGGCGACGAAGGTAAGCCATCTGCTCAAGTCTTAGACTTAAAAAAAGCTCAACAAGAATATACTACAGCCTCATTTGAAAAAACAATCAACAACAGGCTAAGTATTGATATAAACGGGAATCCGAAAGACTTTAGTTATAAAGCACCTGCAGGAATACCAATTAAATTGACCTCTAATATCGGATAGTATGATTGATTTACTGATGAAAGAAACTGATGATGGTGGGGATTTTGTATTAGAAGGGAACGATCTATTACTGGATAGCAATTTCGGAACAATGATCTACCAGGCGCTATTCGGGGGTTACGAATACTGGGCTAATGATCTACTACTTGAAGGGTCTCAAAAGTATGAATCAAAAACTGAAAAGACACTAAAAGAGGTGGCTTTAAATTCCGCAGGACGGGTAACTATTGAAAATGCAGTGCGCGAAGATCTTAAGTTCTTCACTTCAGAAATTCCCGGAACAACGGTAAGCGTATCAGCCCAGGTTATCAGTGATGATAAAATGAACATTCAAATATTGATAAACAATGAGGCGTACATATTACAATTTGTATTGCCCGGAAGCTTAATTTTTATACGAAGAGATGTTTAAGATCCCTACACTTAAAGAATTATATGATCAGTCGCTGCAGGACCTTCAAACCGAAATGGGGATATCAATATTGCCATTTGGCAAAATGGTGTTACGTGCTCAGGCTGCCTGGCAATCAGCAAAATTAAAACTATACTATTTGCTCCTGGGTAAAGTACAAAAAAATCTCTTTGCAGATACGGCAGAACCGGAAAGCATGGGAGGGACTTTGGAAAGAATCGGTCGGCTAAAGATAAATCGTAATCCTTTCCCAGCCACTTCGGGAAAGTATGATGTAACTGTAACAGCAACCGGTAATGCTTTTATTCCAACCGGTACAATATTTAAAAGCCTGGAAAGTGCCCTTAACTCAGGGGTGCTTCTAATCAGTGATCAGGATTATAATATCGATCAGGTAAATAATATAATTGAACTCCGGGCGCTCAATCCGGGATTGGAAAGCAAATTAAATGTAAATGACGGGCTGTCCTGTACCGTCCCTATTGTAGGTATTACTGGCGAAGCTCTTGTTATTGCAGAAACTGTATCACCAACAGCTGCGGAATCGGAAGAAGATTACCGACAGGCGATCATTGACAGCTACCGACTTGAACCGCAAGGCGGTGCATCTGCTGATTACATCTTATGGGCGCAGGATGCTCAAGGGGTTAAAGCTTCTTACCCTTATACAAGCCCAACGGCTGCTGCCGAGGTCGATATATATGTAGAAGCATCACCAGAGGATAGTACTGACGGTATGGGAACTCCTACGCAAACAATACTGGATAATGTAGCATCAGTTTTGGAAATTGATCCCAACACACAACAAGGACGTACTCCATTAAGTGTCTGGGCAAATAATGTATATCCGGTAGTGATCAATAAATTGACAATAACGATTAATAATAGTGCTGGTATTACTGAATCACAAAAAGCAATAATCAATGCAGCTATCAAAGAACAGGTAGATGAAGTGAGGCCATTTATTGCCGGTGCAGATATACTGGAAGAACGTAACGACACAATTAGTACGAATCAGGTAATATCCTGGATGATCAATGCAATTCCGGGGTTGGGTTTTGGGGCTGTAGAAATGAGCATTCAAATTGGATCATCAAGTGCCAATACAGTATCTATCAAAACATTCAGTTACGGTAATATCCCATATTTAGTAAATGTAGTCTATGCTTAGCATCATCAGGAAATTAACAAAGCAACTATTACCCAAAGGGCGCGCATTTTGGCAGCCGGAGGGCGGTGTTTTGGATCGATTGAACAAAGCATTGTCCCTGAGTGAAGAGCGAGCTCTAAAGGGGGCGCTGAGCACCTTTGATTCCGCCTTTCCTGATAATGCAAACTTTACTACAGAAGATGCTGATATGTGGGAAAAACGTTTGGGTATGATTAATGGTGCAGGCGTAGCACTGGTAAATCGCATGGCCGCAATACGCTTAAAGTATAATTACCCGGTCACCGATGCCCCGAGGCAATACTACAAGTCCTTGGAGCAGCAGCTCCGGGCGGTTGGTTTTAATGTCCGTGTTTATCCTAATAAGTTTGATGTCCCTGTTGTCACATCCATAGAGTTTTCGTTCAATGATGATATGGAATTGGTTATTACCGGAGATGAAGAAGAGATGGCATTTTATGAATTCAGCATGGATGGTGGAGATATTGTAGTAAAATACTTACCAGGAGCTAAATTAAAGTTTGTGATTGAAAATGGAAGTGTATTTGCTTACAGCTTAGGAACGAAAACACCTAATGAATGGTTGGCCCCGATCAATACCACCATGCATAGCCCGACGACTAGGCATAGCAATGTTTTACAACATAGCACTTTCCAATACCTGGGAGCATATCACTCATTAACGCTAAGGCATCGCCCGTTGTTGCGACATGGAGCACGGTTCAACAATTACGTTGCTAACCATATTGAACGCAGCCGGGACGGTGATTTGGCCATTAATGGTGACATGTGGAAAAGTACGTTTTATATTGCTGGTGATCATATGCCAGAGTTTGCTATAATACCTCAACAAAGAGAGGCAGAATTCAGGCAAATGATATTAAGGTTAAAGCCTGTTAATACTATCGGAATTTTATTTGTAAACTACCAATAATAAAGCAATGATTAAACTAGAAAATAAAGCTAATGTGATGCCTCCGGATGCAGATTATCCATACGGAGCAATTAAGAATGATACAGGTACAGGTGATGGAACTCCTGTAGATGTCCAAGTTTACGGGGATATACACCAATTTTTTGCACGATTATTCGCAATATCCGGATTGACATCTAATGGTCTTCCTGACAACCTTACAAATGGGTTTCAGCTATATGATGCGTTTGAAAAGCTGGCAGGCCTTCAATCCTGGACGGCATTAACGACCCCTATATTAAGTGTAGATACAGGAACAATAACTGCTGGCACTTCATTTATTAATAAAATAAGAATACAGGGGAAGACATTGGAGTGGCAATGTATTTTCAGTGCTACACTGAATAGCATAGGTACATCGATTAGCGTTAATATTCCCTCTGCGATCACTTCTCTTACTATTGCTAACAACACTATTCCGCGGCCAGGAACATGTACTTACTTTA